AATCATGAAAGTCAAAGTTCTGTGGGGCTTTGAAGGCGACCCGGAAAAGGTCAAAACTCAAAGCGGTCGGGTATCTGCTGGTCAGGTTCTGGACTTGGAAGACGAAGAGTACGGCCATCAACTGGTCGGCAAGGGGCTGGTTGCGCTGGAAGATGGCGCCGGTCCGAAAGGCAACAAGCAGTCCAAGCCTAACGAGAACAAGTAAATGATCGACCTGGCGCGCGTGAAGCTGCACCTGCGGGTGGATGGCAGCGAGGAAGACGCGCTCATCGGCGGATACATCGAGGCGGCGAAATCCCATGTGTCCATGCACTGCGACAGGGAGTTGGTCGAAGCCGCGCCGGTTGAGCCTGACCAAATGGGAATCACCGCCGACGTCGAGCAGGCCATCCTGCTTCTGGTTGGGCACTGGTACGCCAACCGCGAGGGCGTAGCTCTGGGCACCATTTCAACCGTAGTACCGCTGGCGGTGGAGCGGCTGCTCATGTACAGGAAGCGTTTCTGATGAGAGCCGGACCTATGCGTCACCGATGCACGATGCTGAAGCCGGTTATGACCAAAAACAAAAGCGGTGGCTTCGATACTACTTGGTCGGACCTCGGAAAGCTTTGGGCTGAAATCACGATACCGACCGGGCGAATTGCACCGGTTGCCGAACAGCTGAAGGCCGTTGTGACTGCTGAGGTGCGCATCCGCCCGAGGGCGGATGCCGTAGCAGGCAATCGCCTGGTGGAAATCATAAACGGCGTAAGAACCACGTACCTGATCGAAGCGGCCCTGCCCAACAACGAGCGTGACCTGCTCCGGTTGCTTTGTTCGAGCGTCCCTAATCCTTAGAGGTGAATCATGAAAGTTGTTGCCCTGGGTACCCTGTCCGGCGCTTCCGGCGACCGGGAGAAGGGTGAAGCGTTTACCGTTGACGCCCAGCTCGGCGCTGACCTTGTTGCGCGTGGCCTGGTAGAGCCTGCGCCCGAGATTGCGCCTTCCGTTGAAAAGGCCGCCAAGGCCAAGGAGTAGGCTATGGCCGCCCGCCGCTCGCGGATGTCGGGAGACTTCAAGCTGCGCCGGACGCTCCGCAATATCCACTCAGCTATGGACAACGAACTGGCGCCAGTGATGAAGGACTCTGCTGAGCGCATTCTTTCCACGATGCGCCAATTGATCCCGAAGGACACCGGGGCTGCCTCTGCTGCCTTGACGGTGTTTGTGTCGGACAGTGGCCTCGATGCGCAGATTGGTATCCGTGGAAAAAGAACAAGCGAAAGTTCTTCTATTTGCGCTTCATTGAGTACGGTACCAAGGGTTATCTCGGCGGAAAGCGCTCGGATAATCGAAACCGGCGAGCTACCAACAAGAGTGACGGAACACATTTTTCGGCAAATATCCGGACATTCCCGCGCGACCTGCGCATCCCTGGCTTCGCCCGGCGAAGGACGTGAACCGGGAGTATGTGGTGGCCAACATCAAGGCCGCCATCGGCCGAACGCTGAGCAAGGCGAGCAAGGGGCTTACCAATGGCTGATCCGTCTGTTGCGCTGCAGGAAGCGCTGTTCGCCAGGCTTGCGGCTGAGGTTTCATGCCCGACCTACGATGGCGCGCCCATGGATTCGCCGATGCCCTACGTTTCCATTGACCGCGAGATATCCACCAACATCTCGCCTATCGCTGGCAGGAAGCGCGAACGGCGCATGATTTACCTGTCGGTCTGGTCGGATGCCCATGGCCAGGCCGAGGTGAAGCGCATCATCGGCGAGGTTGTCGCGGCTCTGGATGAGCGCCGGTTGCCGTTGACTGTTGGCCGCGCTGTCTCGGTCCGGGTCGATCAGGCTGACGCCCAGCGCGATGCTGATGGCGTCACTTACCAGGGATCGATCACGGTCAGCGTTATCACCACCCACTAAACCCAACACCCGGCCGCCCCGCGGCTTTATCCAATGTGCCCTTGGAGGAACCCCCATGGCCGAAGACAACCTCAACACAGCCGCCGGCTGCCGGATCGGTATCGGTAGCAAGAACGGCGCGGACACTGAAGCGCTCTACAAGGCTGACACCTACGTCGATATCGGCGAAGTGGAAGACCTGGGCGAGTTCGGTGACACGTTCAGTTCCGTGACCTTCACCTCGCTGCGCGATGGCCGGGTACGCAAGTACAAGGGCACCGCTGATGCTGGTGACCTGACTCTGGCCGTCGGCCTCGACAACGGCGACCTGGGCCAGGCCAAGCTGAAGATCGCTCACAAGGATCGCAGCAAGGGCGACTACAACATCAAGATCACGCTGAACGATGGCGATCCTGATGCCACCCCGGCGCTGCTGCCGACCACCTTCTACCTGCGTGGCAAGGTGATGAACAACACCGTCGCCGCCGGCGCCGCTGACAACGTGGTTCGCCGCAACGTTACCATCGGCATCAACTCCGACATCCTGGAAATTCTCCCGGCTGCCGCGGCTTAACCTGAGGGGCTTCGGCCCCGAACCCCAAGGATTCGACGAATGAGCAAGACCCTTTTCGGTACCGTCGACATCAAGCTCGACGGCGAGACCTACACCCTCAAGCCTACGCTTGGCGCGGTGCGCGCCATTGAGGCCCACTTCGGCGGGCTGCGCGGTGCCTCCCAGGCAATCAACGCGCTTAGCGTCGACGGTTGCGCGGTGATCATCGCCAGCGGTGCTGGTCTGGGCGGCAAAGCCGCTGAGGCAATCGCTGAGCAGGTTTGGCAGGCTGGCGTCCTCGATGTGTCCGTGCAGCTCAATGCCTACCTGGTGGCGCTGTACAACCCCAAGGGCCCTGACGCGGGAAAGGAAAAGCCGGCGGCGGCGTAAGTGCTGTCGAGAACGGCAGCTACGTCGACCGGCTCTACGCGGTAGCCACTGGCTGGTTGGGCTGGTCGCCTGAACTGGCCTGGGCCACACCTATCCCTGAACTGTTCCTGGCCATGGACGCCAAGATCGAATGGGCGCAGATGACGAATCCCTTCGGCGGTGGAAAGGCGAAAGCCAAGGCTGATAAGCCATCCGCGTCGACTGTGGCCGATAAGCTGCGGCATGCGCTGACCGGTCGGCAGTCACAGTGAAAAGCTAGTTTTGTGCGGATTGGCGCTCAATAGTGATAGATTTCCTGTTTTTTACAGGGAGTAGCGTGTATGCGTGGATTTCTTTTGATTGCCACTGTCGCGTTGATGTCCGGATGCTCTGCACCCCAGTCGGCGTCGAATCAGGCTGTGCCTACGGTCAAAGCCAGTACCGGCCCGCAAGAGGTCTTTCTGACGCTCGATCCGGTCGGTAGAGACGTAAAGGCAAAAGTGTTTCCTTCGGGTGAAGAGCTTTTGCAGGAGGTTGACAGGCTCGGCGGCGTGAGGGGAGAGTACGAAACTGATTCTGCGTTCTATGGGAGGCTTTCGAAACTGGGTAATTTTTCAGTTGGCGGAAAAGTTTCGCCATCTCAGATTAAGTTTAACCCAGTATCTGGGGAGTTTACTTTGAGCGCTTCGATGGAAGATGCTCAAGGCGCAGGTTTTAAAAGCAACCTTGACGCACTGCAAGCATCTAGAACTATCTACCCGTCCTTCAGTTTGGGGAAGATATTTATAGCGGCGCGCAGTATTCTGGACAAAACTCCTACGGCGCTTCAGCTGTCATAACTAAACGAAGCATTAACAGATACTACTTAGTGTTTAGCCCTGTGCCAAAGGCGCCTCTAAATACGTTGTTTTTAAAGTTTCTGCAAAGCTAAATATTACCGCCGCAGAGATGACTGCGCAGCGAGAAAATATAAGAGTTCTGTTTACTGTGATGGCAACTCCAAATTATCTCCAAGTGGCGAAGCACTACCAGCAACCGACGATATCTAATCCCTATGAATCTGTCATCACTAACTACTTTTTTTCTACTAAGGTGTTCTGGGTTAAGGTAGTGAATATAAAAACCGGTCAGGTATATGACGAAGAAGCAAAGATGAGTATAAAAACTCTATAAATTTAATTTAATACAAGGCCCACTTCGGTGGGTTTTTTATTGCCCGGAGAAAAGCATGGCTGATACCGACGTACAGGGGATGCTCGTCCGCATCGAGGCGACCACAGCCCAGTTGCGTCAGGAAATGGCGCGTGCGGACTCAACCGTCGGGCAAGCGTCTGGAAAAATAGACAAAAGCCTTGGTCGGGTGGATGCCGCCTTTGATCGCGCGGGATCAAGTGCGCAGGCTGCTGGTGGGCTTATCAAGAGTGCCATGGCTTTGGCGGTCGGCGCAGTGTCGGTAGGCGCCATCATAAAAACCGCCGACTCCTACTCGCAAATGTCGGATCGCCTTGGAATGGCGACCAGCAGTGTCAGCGAGTACAACCTGGTTCAGGACCGCCTCCTCGACACGGCGAAGCGCACCTACCGTCCACTCGCTGAAGCACAAGAACTGTACATCCGCACATCGGATAGCCTTAAGTCGATGGGCTACAACACCAGCCAGGCGCTGGATGTGATGGACAGTTTCAGCTTTCTTTTGGTGACCAACTCCGCATCAGCAGATAAGGCCAGTTCGGCAATCGATGCCTACTCAAAGGCACTCCAAACTGGCAAGGTTGAGGCTGATGGATGGCAGGCCATCCTTGCGGCCATGCCTACTGTTGTTGACACCATTGCCAAATCCACCGGGAAGACTGCTGAAGAGATCCGCAGCCTTGGAGCCCAGGGCAAGCTAAGCCTCGACATATTGACGGAGGGGCTGCAGAAGTCCGCTGGTGCCAATGGTCTGCTGGCTGACAGTATGGGCGTAGCAGTGCGTGACGCGCTTCAGAACCTAGAAAACTCTTTTACGGTCTACATCGGCAAGCTGAACGAAACCACGGACGGCACAGGGTTGCTGGCGAAGGGTATCAGCGTACTTGGTGACAATTTCGAAACACTCGCGGATATCGCCGGGGTTGTTGCTGTAGGCGCTCTCGCTGGATACGCCCGCCAACTTGCCGGGTCTGCCGCCGCCTCACTGGTGGCGACCAAGAACGCCATATCCGAATCGATTGCCAGAAAGGCTCAAGCCGCAGCAGTCTTGCTTGCTGCCCAGGCCGAACAGCAAAAAGCCCAAACAACAGTATTTCTGGCTGAAAAAGAAGCCATCGCTGCCCGAGGCACAGCCGTCCAAACACAGATGTCGTTGCAGCTCGCAGAAGCCAGGATGGTTGAGGCTCGCGCTACGGCGGCCGCCGCTACTGCACAAGCCGCCGCCGGACGTGCTTCTTGGAGCCTGGCGGCCGTCCTCGGCGGCCCACTCGGCATCGCGGTTCTGGCCATTGGTGTTGCTACTGCTTTTCTCACGCTACGCGACAACACCAGTACGCTGGAGAAGAAGCTAGGAGATCTGGCAGACCCAATTGATAAGATCGCTGAGCGATTTTTGAAATTGAATCGTGCCACTCAGTCCGTAACATTGCGCGAACTTGAGTCGAAGATAGAGGACATGCAGTCCAAGCTCGGGCAAATGTCCGGCGCAATCGCAGATAACTTCGAAAGCGATCTCCGAGGGATGGGTGCCGCCGGCGCGGATGGTCTCATGGCTGGCTTAACGCCGTTGCCAGCTCAAGCGCAGCAGGCCCTGGACCTTGTTCGCCAAGCATCCAAAGATCAGGCGGCCGGTATTGCCGTCGACTGGAAACTCGTCGCTGACCAGCTGCGCCTTATTCCGGGTGTTACTGAATCGATGGCTGCCGCCATTGAGAGCAGCCAGATCCCTGTCACCGATCTAAGTGCAGCCCTCGACGACCAGCGCGCAAAGCTGAATCAGCTAACCGGCGCAACCGATACCAACACTCGAGCACAGCTGGAGAATGCCGCAGCAAAGGCTCAGGCCGCTCAGGACGGCCAGAAATACCTCGATCAACTACTGAAACAGTTGGCCGCCGCGCAGGACAAAACCAGCCTAGAGGCGGCTAACAGATTCATCCGTGAGAACACATTGCTCACCGAAGAGCAGATCGTTGCTATTCGCTCTGCTGCCGCCGCGAAAGACGCCCAGAAAGCCGCTGACGATGCGGCTGCCAAGGCGACTAGAAAGAACGCAACCGAGACTACCTCTGCCGCCAAGCAACAGCTCAAGTCTTTTGATACTGCCGAGGAAGGCTACAAGCGCCAGATCGAGCTGATCAACACCACCGGCAACAAGCAGAACGAAGCAACGGAGGTGATGAAGCTTTCCTTCGAACTCCAGGAGGGCAAGCTCGGCAAGCTGAGCGAGGCGCAGAAGAAAAAGCTCCAGGGCATGGCCGCCGAACTGGATGCACTGAACAAGCTTAAGAAGGCCAACGAAGACGACCTGAAGCTGACGGCGTTCAAGAACGCCCAGGCGCTGACCACCCAAACCACGAAGGATGGTTTTGAGCAGCAGCTTGCGGGCGTTGGGATGGGCGACAAGGCCCGCGACCGGATGCGCGCTGATCTGGCGATGCAGCAAAAGTACGCCGCCGACGTCAACGAGTTGTTCAAGCAATTCAACAGCGGGGAGATTACCGAGGAGCTTTACAAGAGCGAAACTTCGGTACTGCAAGCCGAGCTCGACAAGCGCCTTCAGGCTCAGCAGGACTTCTACGCTGCCACGGACGAGCAGCAAACCAACTGGATGAATGGCGTCAACGAGGCGTGGGCGAACTATGCCGATGCGGCCCGAGACTATTCGGCCCAGGCAGCAGGCATCACCAACACCGCGCTGCAAGAAGGCACCAGCGGCCTGGGCACGTTCTTCTCGGATGTGGCCAGCGGCGCCGAGGATGCCGGTGACGCCCTGGGCGACATGATTGGCAACTTCGCCAAGTCGATGCTCAAGGCGCTTGGTGACATGGCGGCTCAGTGGTTGATCTACCAGGGCGTGCAACTGCTCGTGGGCAAGACCACTCAGGCGAGCGCCGCCGGCACGCTGGGGGCAAACGCGCAAGCCATGTCGCTGACGGCCGGCCTGAACGCCTTCGCGTCCACCGCGGCGATTCCGATCATTGGCCCTGCAGCAGCGCCGGCGGCGATGGCCACGGCCATGGCTGTTACCGGGCCGCTGGCTTCGGCTGTCGGCATGACTGCGCTGGCGGGTATGGCGCACGACGGTATAGACGCGGTTCCAAAGGATGGCACCTGGTTCCTGCAAGAGGGCGAGCGGGTAACTACCGCTCAAACGAGCGCCAAGCTTGACGCCGTGCTGTCGAGGATCGATAGGGGGCTTGGTGGCGAGCAGCCGTATGCGCAGATCGGCGTCGGTAGCCTGGAGTCAGCTGGTGACGGCCAGGCCGCAATGGTTGGCGCCGGTGCCCAGTCGGCACCAAGCGGTCCCACACAGATTGTCTTCAACGCACCAATCACCGTGCAGGCACAGCCCGGCATGACAGACCAGGATGCAGCACGCCAAGGACAGGCGATGTCGGCCGGGCTGGAGACGCAGTTCGGTAAATTCCTTGATCGTGAAATGGGCCAGGGTGGCCGGCTGTGGAGGCGTTGATGGCTGAGACGTTTACGTTTGATGTTGAAGTCGGGACCGACGGCGATATCAGCCAGCGCACCTGGGAGAACGAGTTCGGCGACGGCATGGTTCAGGCTGGTGGAATTGGCATCAATACCAAAAGCCAGGTCTGGAACCTCGTGCACACCGGTGAGGACGTGCCGGGCGAGGAGCTGCCAGATCTGCTGGCTTTCCTTGATCGGCACGAAGGCTACAAGGCTTTTCGCTACGCGCCGCCCGGCGAGCCGGAAGGCTGGTATCGGGCCAACGGGTACAAGAAGAAAGCTCTCGGCATGAACATCTACACCGTCACGTTCACCGTGAAGCAAGTATTCAACCCCCGACCTTAACCCTTACTAAGCCCCGCGAAGTGCGGGGCTTCTTGTTTCTGGGGCCTTATGAATTACAACACCGATCTTCAAAAGCTCGAGCCCGGCAACCAGATCAGGCTCTACGAGCTGGACGCTACGCGCCTGGGCGGCTTGCTCTGGCGCTTTCACGGTCACGCCCAGGAAGGCGACATCATCTGGCAGGGACAGCTCTATTCACCGCTCCAGATCGAGGCCAAGGGCTTCGACATCCGTGGGGACGGTCGCCCAGCGTCGCCGACGCTGCAGGTGGACGACGAGCTCGGCGGCGTGCGCGGTGCGATCACTGCCCTGTGTTTCCAGTTCCGCGACTTGGCCGGTGCCAGGGTCAAGGTGATCGAGACGTTCCGCCACTTCCTGGACGCCGCCAACTTCCCCGACGGCAACCCGGAAGCCAGCGACCAATCGAAAACCAACCTCTGGTTTATCGAACAGAAGACCGAGGCGCTACCCAGCATCTCGGTCACGTTCTCGCTGTCGAGCCCTACGGACATGGAAGGCCAGATGTTGCCTTCCCAGCAGATCACCAAGCTTTGCCGGTGGGCCTGCCGTGGCGGTTACCGGCAAGAGGCCTGCGCCTATACCGGCACCGCAATGTTCGACAAGAAGAACCAGCCCACGGATAACCCCGCGCTTGACCGCTGCGGTGGCTGGTGGAGCAGCTGCAAGCTTCGCGGCAATACACGGCGGTTTGGCGGATCCATGGGCGCAAGCCTGATTGCAAGTTCGAGGTAGTTATGCGCATCAATCAAAAATTACAGGATGAGATCCGGGCACACGCTGAGCGCGCTTACCCGGCCGAGGCCTGCGGTGTGCTGATCAAGTCAGGGGCCGGGCGAGAGTACGTACCCTGCACCAACCTGGCCGCTACACCGCGCGAACACTTCCAGATCGATCACAAGGACATGGCGGTGGCCGAGGATCGCGGCGACGTGCTGGCGATTATTCACAGCCACCCGGACAAGGCGCCCACGCCGAGTATGGCCGACCGCGTCAGCTGTGAGCTGCACGAATTGCCTTGGGGCATTGTCGGCTGGCCGGGCGGCGATTTTGAGTGGTTCAAGCCCTCTGGCTTCCAGGCGCCGCTGCTGGGCCGCGACTTCTCCCATGGCCTGCTGGACTGCTGGGCGGCGTGCCGCGACTGGTACGACCGCGAGGCGGGGTTGCAGCTGCCGAACTTCGAGCGCACCGATCTCTGGTGGGAGCAGAAAGACGGTCCGAGCCTCTACGAAGAAAACTTCGCGGCCACTGGTTTCTACCAGGTCAACGAGGCGAAGCGTGGCGACATGCTGGTGTTGCAGATCCCGACGCCAGGCCGGGAGTGCTATTTCCCGAATCATGCCGTGATCTATTTGGGCGATGAGCCTGCGCTTACCAGTGAGCCAGCGCCGAAGCTTGGAGGGTCTGGCCCGTTCATTTACCACCACATGCCCGGGCGCCTGGCAGTCCGTGAAATCTACGGTTGGTCGATGGCCACTCGGGTGAAGCTGATTCTCCGGCACAAGGACTACCGCCCATGACCATGCGCACCATTAAGCTCGGCGGCGTGCTGGGCAAGAAGTTCGGCAAGGAGTACCGGCTCGACCTGAACGGTATTCACGACGCCACCGCGGCACTGTGCGCGATGAAGCCGGGCTTTGAGAAGTTCATGCGAACAGCCCATGAGCGCGGCATGGTCTTCGCGGTCTTCGTCGACGAGCGGAATGTCAGCGAGCAGGAACTTGAGCTGGTGGGGCGTGCCGCCGGCGACATCCGTATTCAGCCGATCGTACAGGGGAGCAAGCAGGCGGGCATGTTCCAGACGCTTCTCGGCGTGGTGCTGATCGTGGCCGGCTTGTTCACCGGCGGTACCACATCAACCCTGGGCATGGGACTTCTCGCGGCCGGCGCCGCCGTTGGTCTGGGCGGGGTGGTGCAGATGCTGTCACCGACCACCAAGGCCAGCGCCGAGGGCAAGAACGATGACGGTAACAACCCGAGCTACGGCTTTGGTGGCGCCGTTACGACCATCGCGCAAGGCAACCCATACCCATTGCTCTACGGCGAGCGCGAAATCGGCGGCGCCGTTGAGTCGGGTGGGATATACACGCAAGACACTTTTTAAGCATTGTCGTTATTGCATTATATTGAATTCTTTTCTTTAGGTTGATTTGTAACTGGTTTAACTGTTTCGTTTGGCGTTTCGCTCCAGTCGTGCTGCATCTTCATAAACAATCTTGGGATTGATGAGTAGATGTGGGTCTTCAGCGCTCCTTTGTAAAAAATCATTTCGTCAATTTGGTCGTCAGAAATAGATTTCTTTTTTACAAGTTCCTCGTGGTCATCTAGAAATTTGGCCATTCTCATGGCGATATCTAAACTTTCGCTCGTGGCTATAACTGCCCCTAGATTCATTACATACCAAACTTTAACTCTTTTGTTATTGATCGGTTTTTTTCTGAATCCTGGGGCTCTATATAGTGAGTCATGTTCATGGCTTCCTTCTTATATGCATGATTTTTTGGATTATCAGGCGATTCGAACCTAAGCGCCTAGATTCTCCAATAATAAATTAAACAAAATTCTCGCGCCCGAGTTTTCGGGCTTCGTAAATCTGGAGGGCGCATGGGCGCAGTAGCAAAGAAGGCGTGCCGAGCATCACCTCGCAAGCGCCGCGCCGTAACTGGCGCAAAGGGTGGCCAGGCGAAGCAGAAGCAGCCCAGTATCGCCTCGAACAGTGTCCCGTCCATATCAACCGCGCGCATCGTTTACCTGTGGAGCTGGGGCCCAATTGTTGGCCCGGTTGACGGCTTGCGCTCGGTGAAGCTGAACGGAACCGCTATCCAGTCCGCAGATGGCACCGTCAACTACCCAAGCGCCAAATGGCAGTTCCGCAATGGCGATCTGAACCAGGAGCGCCTGGAGGGCATTCAGGAATCAAGCAACGAGATCGACGTCAAGAAAGAGTTGATCTATGGCACCCCTTGGTTGCACACCATCACCAACTCGATGATCGATGCAGTGCGCATCCGCCTGAGCTGGCCAACGCTTCGCAGTCAGGACGCCTCCGGCAACATCAATGGCGTGCGCATCGATTACGCGGTGGACATCTCTACCGATAACGGCCCCTACGTGCAGGTGCTGCTGTCGGCTGTAGATCGCAAGAACATCACGGAGTATGAGCGCGCGCACCGGCTGGATCTGCCGGCCGGTAGCCGATGGACTATTCGTGTTCGCCGCCTGACCCCGAACGCTAATTCCGACCTGGTCGTGGACCAGATGATCGTTAAGGCAATCGCAGAGGTTGTCGATAGCGACCAGGAATTCCCGCTCACTGCTGTCAGCTCCCTCGAGTACGACGCCCAGACGTTTGGCGGCGATATCGCAAAAATTGCTGTGCTGATGCGTGGCCGCATCGTTCGTGTGCCGACTAACTACGACGCCGTGAATCGCACCTATGCGACGTCGGGCACGGGCACAAGCAACGGCATCTGGGATGGAACGTTCAAAGAGGCCTACACCAATAACCCAGCGTGGATCTTCTACGATCTGGTGCTGCACCCGTACTACGGCCTCGGCGACCGCATCGACGCGACAATGGTTGATCGCTGGTCGCTGTATCGCATCGCTCAGTACTGCGACCAGATGGTGCCAGATGGTAAGGGTGGCCAGGAGCCGCGCTTCACCTGCAATCTCTACTTCCAGAAGCAGGCCGAGGCGTACGCCGTACTCCAAGACCTGGCGTCGATCTTCCACGGGCTGGCCTATTGGGACGGCAGCCAGATCGTGGTGAACGCCGATATGCCCGGCGATCCGGTTTACACCTACAACCAAACGCAGATCCTGAACAACGGTGCAATCAAATACGAAGGCACCCGCGCGCGCGATCGCCACACCCTGTACATGGTGTCGTGGGATAACCCGGACCAAGGCTATGAGACCGACAAGGAGCCTGTGTTTGATGATGAGGCCATGGTCGAGTTGGGCGGGATCGTGCGCGACACCGATGTTGGCGCGATTGGTTGCACTTCTCTGGGCCAGGCGCAGCGCGCTGGGCAGTGGGCGGCGCTCACCGAGAAGTTGCAAACTCAGGGCGGCGTGTTTCGTGTCGGGCTAGACGGCGACATTCCAAAGCCCGGCCAGGTCATCGCGGTGGCCGATCCTATGCTGGTTGGCCGAAACAATGGCGGACGGATAACGGCAGCAGCGGGCCGAGTGGTAACGCTTGACCGCGATACGCTGGTACCCGTCGGCGCCCGCCTGATGGTCAACCTGCCCAGCGGCAAGTCCGAAGGGCGTGTGGTGAAGTCGGTTGCGGGTCGCAAGGTCACGGTAATGGCGGACTTCAGCGAGCAGCCCCAGGCAGAGTGTGGGTGGATCCTAGATTACGAAGACCTGAAGTTGATGCAGTTCTACGTCCGCAATGTCACGCGGCCGGAGTGGCACCAGTACCAGCTTGAGGTGATCCAGCACGACCCCAGCAAGTTCGACGCGATCGACAATGGTGCAGTGGTGGACACCCGGCCAATCACCGGCATTCCGGTCGGCAGCCAGGACGCTCCGGCTCGCGTCATGCTCAGCCAGAACGTGGTCATCGAGCAGGGCATAGCCGTGACGGTCATGTCCATCGCGTGGGACGCAGCGCCCGGCGCCGTGGCCTATGACGTCGAATGGAAGTGGGGCGCGCGTGAATGGATCACGGTGCCGCGCACCGGCGAACTTATGGTTGACGTGCGAGGGATCTACTCCGGCCAGTACATGGCCAGGGTACGTGCGGTGAGCGCGCTCAACGTGTCATCGATCCCTACCACCTCGGTGCTGACCAACCTCGAAGGCAAGGCAGGTAAGCCGCCGGCGGTTGCGTTCTTGACTGCCACCAGCGAACTGTTCGGCATCAGCATCAAGTGGGGCTTCCCGCCAGGTGCGGAAGACACTCAGCGCACCGAAGTTTGGTACGGTCCTGCAAACGATCTGGGAGCCGCTACCAAGCTGGCCGATCTCGCGTATCCGCAGGCTGACTACCGCATGCAGCAGCTGCTGGCGGGCGCAACGCTGTTCTTCTGGGCGCGCCTGGTCGACCGCACCGGCAACGTCGGGCCGTTCTACCCGGTCGGTAACGGCGTGATGGGTCAGTCCAGTTCTGAGGCTGGCCCTATCCTCGAACTGATCGCCGGGAAAATCACGAAAACTGAACTGGGCAAGGATCTCCTGGATGAGCTTGACGGCCTGCAGGATCAGCTCGACTCGTTGGATGGTTTGAAGGGGTATGACCCTGAATCGACCTACCTGAAAGGCCAGATGGTGGTTGAGGGTGGGCGCATTTATCAGGCCTTCGTAGACGTTCCGGAAGGCACGCCACCACCCGACGGCGCGCACTGGCTGGACGTTGGCCAGTCTGTCGAGGCCGCGAACGGCCTGGCCCAGCAAGTGGCCACGAACACCGCAGACATCACAGAGCTCGACGGCGTTGTCACGGCCCAGGCCAGCATGACCAACGCATTGCGGGCATCTGCACGGGATGAAAGCGGTGATGGGGGCAAGGCTGATGCACTGAAAGGCTGGACCAGCACGGCTGCGATCGTTCAAGAGAGCCGGGTCAGGGCCACCGCCTTTGAGGCCGAGGCCACCAAGACAACGAAGCTTGAGGCGACTGTTGGCAGCAACACCGCGGCTATTCAGGAAACCGCTTCAGCGCTCGCCAACACCAACGGGGATCTATCGACGCTTTGGTCCGTGAAAATGGAGACGGCCGCCGGCGGCCAGAAGTACGCCGCATCGTTTGGCTTGGGCCTGCAGGTCGATCCATCTGGGGTGTCGTCGCAGTTCGTGGTCAGGGCTGACACCTTCATGTTGCTGAACCTGGCCAACGGCACGCCGGTGTCGCCGTTCTCGGTTACTGGCGGCCAGACCTTTATTCGGTCGGCCTTCCTGGAGGACGGATCAATCACCAACGCCAAGATCGGCAACTACATTCAGTCGAATAACTACGTAGCGGGCGTTAGAGGCTGGAAGCTGTTTTTTGACGGGACGTTTGAAATTAATGGCGCCTTTGGTGGGCAGGCTCGACAGGTCATCAATAACCGTGGCGGCAAGGTCTTTGACGAAAACGGAGTTAAGCGATATCAGTGGGGGGACCTTTCGACATGAGCTATGGAGTGAGGGTTTGGGGGCCGACCGGCCTCCTTGAGCTGGATGAAAATTCATTTACTGTTAGGGTTGTTTACTCTGCAGTTGTAGCTTTCGCTTCTGGCGGTAATCGATACCAAAACATAACTATTGCTGGTGTTTCGCCATCAACGCACTCGGCTATATGTATTCCAATCGGAGCCTACCCACAAGACCCAAGTGCACAGAATCTTTATGCCATTCAATATGAGCCACAGGTGTACGAAGGGGGCGTAACAGTATGGTTTGGGAATCGTGCGCAACCAAACGGGACTGTTGGGCTTGGTCAGCAGAGGCTGTTAGTTATGAGGTATCGATAGATGAGTTATGGCGTACAGTTCATCAATGGTAGCAATGTCGTAACGCTAGATTCTGAGTTTTCGCGGTTGGTAGTATTGCAGAAAGGAAGTTATCAAGGAGGCGCTGCATTTAGCCCTGCAATTACCAGTGCCGAGCCTCCGTTGGTGTTTGTAAGGCCGGATGCAACTACTACGTTTAGCTATGCAACGATAGCTGGAGGCCCTGGAAACTGGACTGGTTTTTCATTTTTGGGGGGCGGGACCGGTAACTTTTTGTTGCGGCTTACAGTTCAGTCACAACAGCAAAATACGGGTTTAGGATATGGGATGGCGCAGCTAAACTGCTATTTGATAGCGGGACACCCTGTGCTCAATTCACGCGGACTATTTCAGCATGGACTTACCTTGGATCAAGCTCTACCGGTCAAGGCACCACCCGTAGTGTTTGGACGGCGCCAAGTCCTTTGAATACCGGCGACTTCATGCTTATAAATAATATTGGGATGGATGTTGCTGGTTCGAGCAACCGCGCAGCGAAGCTGTACTGTACATGGGATTATGCAAATAACGGGTTGTCGGTTTACATAATCGGTGTTTCAAATTCAACTTCCTTCTTTGTTCCGATTGTATTTGCAAAGCCGATAACCTGAGTGTCGCCAAATACCGATACCGCCCTGAGCGGTTTTTTATTGCCTGGAGAAAAATATGGTTTGGCAAAGAGCCGGAACGGTTGCCGTGCAAACTGGTAGTACCACTGTCGTCGGGACAAACTTGGACTTCGCCGCGAGTAGCCGGAATGGCGACTCATTCGTTGGGCCAGACGGTTCGACCTACGAGGTGGCCAACGTCGCCAGTTCCACGGTTATCTCGATCCTACCCCCGTACAAAGGGCCGACAGTGAGCGGTGCTGCCTACGCGATCATGCCGGTGCAGGGCTACGACAAGAAGTTGTCGGACGCCTTCAACGCGCTGAACAACCAGTTCGGGGCGAAGCTGGCAGCGCTGGGCACGACGGGCAACTATGAAGTCTTGCCACTCGAAAAGGGAGGCACCGGTGGCAGCACTAAAGAAGAAGCACAGGCTGCGCTTGAGATTCCGACTGATGGCGCCCCGCTATCGATAGCAAGGGGCGGCACCGGTTCCTCCACTGGCGTCCCTACCTTGGTTGGTGCCACCTCTACTGCCGCTGGTACAAAGGGGCTTGTGCCTGCGCCGGCTAAGCTGGGAATCGGTCCGAAGTTCTTGGCAGATTCTGGTGAGTTTCGTGCAGTCGCTAGTGCCACCGCTCGGATTTGCTTCAATGGCTTTGGGGGCATCACTATTTTTGATTCCTTCAACGTCGCCTCCGTCACCAAAATCGGTACGGGTGATTACGAGATAAATTTCGCGAGTGCGATGACTAACGCAGATTTCACAATATCGGCATGTGCTTCTAACGATGGCGGTGCACCGATACCTGTCATCTATGAGGTCGGTGTAGATGGCTCGGGCCGAACGCTGTCCAAAGTACGGATAGCCTGTAACTCGGCGGGACTGGGCAATCGCGACTCTTCGAGAATTTCTGTAACTATTTTTGGGGGTAAGGCATGACAGCGGCGATCCTTACGAAGGACGGCTATCTGTGCAAGGTCGCAGATGGCGTGGACATTCATGCCTACGCGGAAGAGATAGGCGGCACTGTAATCGATGAGGATGATTACACGCCGCCGCCGCCATCCCAAAGAGAGCTTGAGCAGGTCGAATTGATCTGGCGCGATCAGCAGCTTGTTATTGCGCTCGAAAGTGCGACCTCTATCGACTTCGGCGATGAAACCATTCAAGGCACCTCCGCCGAATGGAAAGCCTACTGGCTTGCCTTGCGCAAGTGGGCACCGGGGAACGCTGATTTCCCAGATGTCAGCAAGCGTCCTGTGGCACCTACCTGATAGATCGCGAATACCGCAGCCCGCCATGAGCGGGTTTTTTACTGCCTGGAGAAAAGTATGCCGACCATTGAAACCCGCGGGGTGCGCAACAGGAACCCCGGCAACATCGATTACATCCCGGCCAACCAATGGCAAGGCCAGCTCAAACCAGACCCGGCCATTGAGAAACGTTTCGCCCGGTTCGACACCGCCGAGAACGGTATCCGTGCCCTGGGCAAGGTCCTGCTGACGTATCAGCGCAAGCACGGCTTGAAGACGGTGAAGGCCATCATCGGTCGCTGGGCGCCTACGGATGAGAACGACACCGCCGCCTATGTGCGTGCCGTCGAGGCGAACACCGGCACCCGGCCTGGCGCCGAGGTGAACCTCACCCAGCCGGCGGTAATGACCGGCTTCGTCAAGGCGATCATCCACCACGAAAACGCGGGCTATGTCTATCCCGACGCCGTGCTGGCTGAAGGCGTGCGACGGGCGCTGGCATGACGCCGGTGCAGAAGGTGCTCGTGTTGCTGTTGGCGATGGCCGTCAGTTTCAGCGCCGCGTGGAAGGTTCAGGATTGGCGCCTGGGCAAGAAGCTCGCCGAGCAGATCGCGGAGCAGCGCATTGCGCACCAGAAAGACCTGGACGCAATCACCGGCGAGGCCTGGCGTCAGCAGGCCGCCGAGCAGGACAAGCGGCTGGCCACCGAGCGGCAGCTCGCCACCCTGGACCAACAACACACCAAGGAATTATCCAATGCTCAGCGCAACCAGGCTCTTCTGCGTGACCACCTTGCTACTACTGAGTTGCGGTTGTCAGTCCTTCTCGACGCCACGGATACAGCCAGTGTCTGCAACGTGCCTACCACCGGCGGCACCGTCGGCGTGGTTCATGCAGCCCGTCGAGCCCAACTTGACCCAGCGCATGCTCAAAGAATTATCGCCATCACCGACGATGGGGACAACGCCGTAATCGCGCTGCGTGCGTGTCAGGCGTACGTCAGGGCTGTGGCTCGGTGATTTTCTTCATCTCCGCAAGCAGCCGTTGATTTTCCCTGAGCAGATAGTCGCGCTGCTCGGCAACGAGTTTCATGCTGAGGATGGAAGGCTCAGAGCATTTTTCTTTCAGCTCGCCGAACTCCACCAGGGCAATCTTGAGGGCTTCCTCTGCCTGAGCCTTGCCGGTGGCCAGGGCGTCATTCATCTGCACCAGACCGGCGATGTTCTTCCGTGCCCTGCGCAGCAGTGCCTGTGTCTCGGTGAGTTCGTCTTCGAGCAGGGCGCACTGGTGTTTGTACATTTCCAGAGGCGTAGGGCAGCCAAGCCACGCGGAGGTGTCTTCGTCGATGGAGTGCATGGATGGTA